CACCATCACGGACATAGTGGTCGGCCGCGTTGCTGACTACTACATAACTGATTATCAGAATCAATAGCATATTTTTATTAATCATTATTTTGTTTCTTCTTAATATTTTCTTAAAAGAGTCTTGATATCTTTCATATCTGCTTTAAATTCCTTCACGTCTGCTTGATAAGCTTCAATCTTTGCTTCTGAGACTGATATCCTTTGTCTTGCTTCCATTGAAGGAATACATCCTTGAAGATCAACTCTGTGTATCTCATCTTTCAAATCACTATTAGATGTAGCTAACTTTTCTGACAAGTCCTTTATGATACGAGAGTTCTCTGTAGCCATTTTTTCGACAATACTTTTCATGTCCTCACAAAGTTTATTGTATCGTTCATCTGCTAGCTGTTTTTGATTTTCATGATTTGTTTTTAACTGATTAAAGGATGCAACTCCTCCCAATGCTAATGGGACTGCAAGTGCCATAAAAGCTAACGTGATTCTAATCCAAGTCACACTTGAATCTTTTGCTATCTTTGTCATCTCGTCTTTTCCTCATCTATTTAAATTTCGCTTCAAAATAAACAATCTGCAGTATCTTATCCCTATGCTCTCTAGCTGGTCGCTCTAAGAATTTAGCTTGTTGATTTTTTCCACGACTAAACATCCCACCTTTAGCAGTACCTCGTGGTGTACCTTTAGCTGCAGAAATGTCTTCTGCGTGCTTTATATTAAACTTCGTCCCATGCGTTGCTCTTTCTAAGTCTTCATGCACCCATACAGCATATTCAGCAGTGTATCCAACGATTACATCGGGCCTTAATAGCCCAATGTCTCGCGTAAATGCTGAATTTTTTAAGTTTCCTAATTGCACCGGAACTGTTTCTTGGCTCTTACGCTGTAAAAATATTCCGCCTTTACGGAAGCCTCTAGCTAAATCTCGATTTAGATTTTTACTAACGCTTTTGAGTTTGTCTACTATTTGCTTCATTCCAGTTATTTGCGTTAACTGTGACATTACACATAGACCGTTCTTAAATATTTAGTGTGTCTGATATTTGGCAATTTATCTACTTGAATAATTTGGTAAGCATCATCATCGTCACTTGGATCGTCTGGAGTAGTACTATCTAATTCGCCATGTTTAAGTTTACCTAATATACTGAGATCTCTATCGACGTAAGCTTTAGCAGTTGCATTTACTTCATTACCATTTTGGTCCATTACTTTTTTATCAGACGTTGACCATCTTGCCTCTATTTCGATAGGTTCTTCATACGTAACTCTACCAAACGAATTAGCACAAGTCTCCGGTGCCCAATACACTGCTGTATCATACGTAAATAAAGTATCAAGTAAGCCCATTTAGTCACCGTTATTAATCAGTGTAGGTTTTACGCTTGTATCCCAAGCAGACACTACTTTATCAATTTCAGCGCGAGCTTTACTAATATCTTCTTGCGTAATGTTTTCGCCGCGTTCTACTCGTTTAGCAAGCTCTTTAATTTCTTTCGCAACTCCAATACCTTGAGCAACAAGTTGCACTATCAATAACATTGAGGCTGGATCCATAGTTCTATCTCCACTTACGGGGTTAAAGTATTTACATTAACTAGTGGCTTCACACCGGCCTTTTTCTGCAACTCAATTAAAAGCGGTCCGATATACTTAATAATGTCTGGGCGATCAACTCCCACTTTATTAGATGTTTCCCACTCTTTTAAGTAAGTATCAACCGAATGAATAACATCAGTTAATCGTTGTTGTTCTTTTCCGTCAATAAGACCTGCTTCGTTTAACACTACTAAAGAATTAACAGCGCTAGAAAAAGATTTCTGAACTAGCAAGAGTTTTCCATTTTCAGCTTCTATAATCGGATCTACAGTTTTACACCCAGTAACGCAAAGCATCATGATACAACTGACGATTAAAACCGTCGCTTTCGGTGCTAATTTCTTATCGCTAGAAATGCCTTGTGTCGTATCAAGTCCTGCGACCTTAGATATAAATCCAAGAGCTGTTTGAAACTTAGTATTAGCTTTCTTTAAAAGTTGATCGTCTTTAGGTGTTGGAGTTAATGCAACTAACATCCTAAGAAAAACAAACATAGATCCGATAACTGCTAAAACTTCATCTGCGTGTTCACTTATCCAACTCATTATATTTCCTTTCAATCTTCAACACTTAAATCTTCATCTCCAAGCCAACTAACACCTACTGCTTGAATACCACCTGACTTGGCTTCTTCATTCAGTTTAGCTAGTCCACCTGCTGTATCAATTCGCATTGCAATTTGACCGTAGTGTGAAGTATCAAAACCTAAATCGACTTTCGACTGTTTCTTTTCAGAGACGTCACTTGCTTTTTCAGACTCAGCTCTCATATCTCTGATCGTGTAACAATGAGCTGACAACCAGCGTTCAATTAATTCTAATCGTGCGGCATCGTATGTCGTGACAGAAGAACAACACTCAGTGACAAAAGCATTAGCGATCTCAATAAACGGAGTTAATGAGATACTTGCATTGACTTCAATTATTAATGCTACTGCTGTAGATGTTGTTCTAGCCATTTTTAACCTTTCGTGTATTCCAAAATTCTGATACACCTATTTTTGGAAATACAGTTAAGTTACTATTATCAGTGACATTTATAATCGATGATTCTGGAAATACTACTGGCAAATCCTTAGCTACAAGATCGAAGCCTTTAACGAACTTAACATATGATTTAGCCTCAGGTGGAGAAATAATATCGTCGTGCCAATTAGGCTTATTACTACTTGAAAGTTTCATATCAAAACCAAGTAAATAAACATTCTTAGCTCCAAGTATTAATGCTAAGTTAATCGCGTTAGACCCAGTATTTTTATTCCAGCCAAGTTTAGTTTTACTGAGACCTTTCGGTTGGCGGTCCAAAAACCAGATCCACGAATGTTTACTTCGAGCAAAGTCTCGTTGACTTGTAAAGACTAATCCGTCATACTTTGCAAGCTGTGTATGAAACGTTCTAAACCATTTTGCATCGCCAAACATACAGATATCACAAATCTCTTTACCTAAGCTAAATGCATTGTTGCATCCGATAGTAGATTCACGTTTTAACAGGTTCCAATCAAAGTTACGCAACGAATCACCACCGCCTATAACAAAAACATCACGGCCTTTCCAAGTATCTGTAAGTCTCCAACGCGGCATCGTTATTTAGCTTTCTTAGCAACTTTCGCTGAATTAAGGTCTTGTTGCTGAATTGATTCAACTGTCACCATATTAATAGCAGCTTTTGTTACATCGTCTAGATCTTCAACTTCAGAAACAAACTTCGATGGAACCGGAATTACTGGTTGATCAGCACCCGGTTCTATCGAAGTCGGAGCAGACAGCCTAAGAAACTTACCCAGAAACATTTTGTCAAGCTCACGCTCAGTTTTGATAATATCTCCAGATTTATACTCTTGTGTTTCACCGTTTGACAAGGCTTCGGTATGAACCCCTGCTTTCGGATGTAATTTAAAAGTGTTCATATGACAGTCCTTTCCAATTATACATAATTTATCGAATTAAATTAAGTGCTTTAACCTTGTTTAAACCGATCCGTGAACGATGCCCGTGCGGCTATTGAAATCAGCTCTAACCTGAGGAACAACAATAGTCATAATCTTGAAATTCTTCTTCATGCCACCATTCGTATCCCACTGCACAACAGTTATGTCCATTCCAATTACAAGGCGAATCACATTTGATTGTAACTCAACCAGAATCATATCATAATTCTGCATGTAATCAAGGGTGGTGATTTCGGCGATACCGTTTATAGATTCAAGACGCTCACGCAAAGTGCGGTCACTCTGAGTCTTAAAATCAGCATCAAGATATGTATCCCAATTGGGTGCTACAAACAGTGCCCAAGGCCCATAATGATAGCCAGTGTTGACACTGTCTTGTCGTAATGCGATAACATCGTTAAGCAACGTAGTTCCGGTCCAACCAACAGCAGCAGGCGAAGTGATAGTGCGTGTTATACGACTTGGAAAATTCAATAGCCCATAAGCGCTAGCTCCACCAAATGTATAAGTTGCATTTCTACCAAGGACGAACTTCTCAACAGACTCAGCGACTTTACGAGCACTTACGTCAACGGTAGTAGTATCTAACGGACTTCCACCATTTCGTGATACTAGAATCTGACGCGCGCTGTATTGAAAATCTTTGTACGTAATTGGCAAAGGCAGACTTCCAGTGTCGTATTCTGGCCGGTCATTCTCGCTTTCACGAAGACCATCCATACTAACAGCAGCATCATTTACTTCACTTTGCGTTTCGGTCTCAAGAATCGTTTTGCCCATTCCCTGAGGAATAGTAAACGTAAGACCTTTGCTCTTAAGATAGTTTGCAAGTTTCAGCCGTTGAGTTGATGCAGCAACGACTGCGCCATCAAGAAGAAGCCAGTCATCTTTACGCATTGTTGCAGTCGCGTTAGAAAGACACTGGTTTTCAACTAGGCCCATCGGTGACACATGTGTAACATACGATCGGCCATCATTACCAATATATGGGCGAAGAACATTTACGTCGCCGTTAGCAGCAAGCAAGCGATCAGCTGGTTCACCCGATAGCCCACCATTTGCGATCATTTTTTGTAAATCTGTTCTATTCATCTGGCTTACCTTTCGTTGTAATTAGTTAAGTCTTGTGCTCAAAATATCTTTTAATCAATTAATGACAGCCTATACGAACATCAATTAATTGTGCAGTTGATAATGAATCTGCTGATAAATCTTTTGCTTCCATTGCTACACCTACAGCGAAGTCATCAGTATCAGCACTATCCTCATCAAACTTTTGAAGAGTACCATCACCAGCACTGCCAAGCCAGTCACCAATTACTACAACTTCACCATCAGCTAACAACGCTCGAACACGAGATCCGATATTTGGGATAATCACTGGAGTGGTCTCACCAG